GGTACCCATACTGCTAAATTTATCTAGCAGACACCAAGACCCATCTATATAGGTCTTGGGGGATCGTAATGCATACAGAAGCTCAAACCAATCGGAGGGAATGACCCACCTAACTAGCTCTAAAGCGACTGTATCTGATGCGTTAGACAGGTCAATGGTCGCCCACCTACCAGTCGTTGAACCCTCACGGGCCAGACGACGGTGGATGGTCTGCCCGTCAGGGCGAGACTTAGTCCTCAAACGCTCTAAAGGACACTGTGGTTGGGATGTAACTCCAACCTCAATGCCGAGCGCCGAGAGACGCCGCTTGAAATAGCCTCCAACAGCGAGCTGGCACCACAGGTTGCCCAGTGGCCCGATGCAAATCCCTCGATCCTTTTGGGAATCTTTGGGCACTGTTGTGAAGCGGTTTCCCTGCCATGATGCCAGGTGCGGTAGACCTGTGCGGACCCTGGTTCGCATCCAATGAGTGGATGCCGAGAGATAGTCGAAGACTTCCCTCGCAGGTTCCGTGACGTGTGGTGTTATCCACAGTTTATCGGCCAACGTGCTGTACGCCTGCCCCTTCATCTCGAAACTAGTGCCTGGGCCAAAACGACCAGAAAGGTTGTCAGGGACCCGTCCCAACCAGCGCTTGACGAGTGACCTAGCTCGGAGGAGGATTCCTCTGAGAACCCTATCTGCCGGTGAAGTGAAATTGTCACTGTCAGCGTCAGGGAAGGCTAGGAGTCTTAGGCGTTGGTTAGTGAGGTAACACTGCTTCTCGCACTCCCAAAACGCCGCAATGGCGCGCTCCTTCCTTCGATTCGGGATTGGCAGATCTGGAGACTTCCGAAGGAAGTCAACAGCCTGTTTGTCCTTGGCGAAGGAAAGTGCACCAGAGACGGTATCAAGGTAGCACGCTGAGTCAATCTCCTTAGTGGAGAGCTGCTCAAACTCGCCGTGGCGTAACATTATGAAACATGAAAGCGCCACAGGAGTGTTCAGGTAGCAGTAGAGAGCCGATACGGCTTTGCCGTGTGCAAAGTGTTCCATGTTAACCTCAGTGGTTAGACAGGGAGGTCCCCCGTCGGAAGTGACGCCGTCAGTTAAGTCGGCGCGAAACCGGTCACAGCTACCTGTCGAATCAGCGTCGACACCAGGAGGTTACCCGCCTGATGGAACGCTTCAGCGACAAGGTTAGCATCAACGTTCGTCGGCAGAGTAACCGAGAACGAGAAGGGGACAAGCGCGGTTTGGGTGGGGCGGCCCTCGATAGTTTCGATAATCGGAAACTTGAGGGACCCCTCCATCACACGTGCATTCTTTGCACCATTGTCACGCGTCATGACCTGAAACACCGGTCGGAACCCGTGAATGGCAGACGCCGCGTCCTGCGTCCAGCGAGCCGGAGACTTATCTCCGGCAGACGGAACGGCATTGACGTAAATAACGTCAGCATTGGCCTGGTTCTTAACTGTGATGTTTGCCATTGAAGGCATAAAGGTAGACCTCTATTTGTTCAGCATAAGCTGAGTGAGAAGAGAGACAGCGGTAGCTGCCCGCGTTTTTGAGGTAGCGATCGCATCAAACCACCTTGGGTAAGATGGCAGTGGACCGACGAGCACTTTGTCCCGCGAGCAGCGGAACTTAGTAAGTCTGTACGTGTCGTAAGTATGGGAACCCTGGTAGTTATCACCTGTGACCCAGATCACACGCCCCTTAAAGAGGCGGGTGGTGTAGGGTTTCGAGATGGTGTACCCGGCCCAAGACGAAAGACCGCCAATGACGGACCCGTAATTGGTGAACCAGTCTACCACAAAGGAGAAAGGAACTAACTCCCAAGCAATAGACGCGGGGTTTGCTAAACCCAGCTGCTCAGCCAAGGCCAAGTTGGAATTGCTCAAATTAAACTGAGCACCCGACTTGACGATGAGAAGTCCACCCTCAGTTTCCTTCCGATAGTTACCGGAGGTCGCAAAAGTGTAGGACCGATCACCGAGGAACACCTGTGACGAAGCGTGGTAACTCTGAGGAGGAGGTGGTCCAACCAGGACCGACGATAGACCATAGAGGTCAGAAACCGTCGGAGACCAGCCAAACCAATATTCCAACCAGA